AGGCGAGCGATCTCAGTCGCTAGGTTCTGAATAGCCTCGTTGTACATCATGTCTTTAGGGCTAAAGCCAACAGACTCATAACTCAAAGTCGAAGTTAGATAAGCAGTTGAACGATTATTGCGGCTATTCTTCCAAGCAGCTAGTAATCCTTGAACTTCTGCTGGTGGTAGATCTGCGCCTGTGTTCTTTAGGTAACCAGTTGCCATTGGAGTGCCAGCAGCAATAGCCGCGGCCTTCTGAACATCGAGTGCTGCACGAATTGTTGAAGTGCCGGTATTTAAGATGCCATCAGATAGTGACTGGAATGTAATAAGTGAACCAAGGCCGTCCATTGGTACGGTTGTTCCATCAACTGCATAAGACTTTACATAGACATTATCTCGATCGAGTGTTGCAGTTACGCGAGAGTTAGCAACCCACTCAAAGCGAGAAGGCCTGCCGTCCTCTTGGTAGGTTTCTACAACTTGCCAGAATGCTTGACCGTAAAATAGAAGTGAGTCAACTGTGTACGCGATAGTTACTGAACGAGGCTGTGAGTAAGAAGGTTGATCAAGCCAAAGTGGCTTACCAAGTTCTTCGCCTGTTGACTTCTTGTAAAGTTCTAAAGGAATTGTGCCGATAGTGCCAGCAAGTAAGTTGCGGCATCGCGCTAGGGCAGGAACGCCCATTGCTTCAGTACGGCCAACATAGGCGAACTGAAATGGCATCGCATAAGGAGAATACTCACCGAGAACTTGCGGAGCAGCTTGCGCTTCAATAGTTGGCGATGATGTTGCACCTGTAAGGCGCGAAAGGATACCCATAGAGTGCAATTATACACTAGATATAGGTCAACCTGCGTATATAGCCGCTACCTGTTGTGGTTTCATCAACATTGACACAACCATTGCCAAAGCGATCGGCGCAGACACATCGCCTGCCGATTTTCTTTTAACGATACGCCAAGCAGAGTCATTAACCTTAGCTGCGCAGTTATTCATTTGCTGCATTAGGTTGGCTTGACCGTTATGAACTACGCGGTGATTAACTAGGCCATCAAGTAAGTCTCCGCAGGCTTGATAGAACTGCTGGCCTGAGATGTCTTGAACCATGCAACCTGCGTTTGATAACTTGTCGGCTATTGACTGGGTTGTGTACTTGTCGTAGCAGATCTGCCGTGGGCGATAGATATCTGCATGGGCTTTTATTTCAGCTGCGATCTTTAGATCATCAACCGAGACTGCTGACTCCCAAGTCTGCAATATGCCTACGCCTATCTTGCCATCTGGCAATATCTGGCCTGCAACGAGTGAAGCATTGCGTCTCGAAGGTGAGACATCGAAGCCAAAGACTGTATATCCGCCGGGCGGGATCTGAAGTTCGCTGTTGCTAGTTTCCTCAAGAATGCCATGAGGCCAAGGACTGCTTAGGGAGTCGATCCATTGGCAAAGCAATTCTGTGCGCGTATTTTCGATAGGGCTAGTGGCTACTGACTCCTCTAAGGTCTCTTTCGTGACTAGATAGCCAAGCGCAGGATTAGCCAGCGCCCAAGATTTAGGATCATCTATCTTGCAGTATTGAGGCGCAGAGTATTCGTAGAAGCCAAAGGATTTAGGCGGGTTATCTAAGGCTCGTTCTCTCAGCTGGTTAAGTACAACGCTGAACGCATCTCCAGCGTTAGAAGTTAGGAAAGTGTGGGCATTGGGTCTAGCGCGAGTTACTGGCATCGCTGCTCGATAACCTTCCTCTGACCATTCGCGGATTTCATCGAGGAATAGCGCATCGGCGGATCGTCCACGCGCTCCGTCTCTTGTTGCCGCTACTACATCAAGTCTGCGACCGTCCTTCATCTCGATCGACTCAGTTCCGTTGGCGTATCGGATCTGTTTGACTAGCTGCATTAAGTTCTCGTTGTTTTCAAAGACATGGGCTACTTGGCGAAAGGTATCGAGCGCCATCGAGCGATTAGATGAAGCAATGATGATGTTCTTAGACTCCCACTTGATCAGGTGAGCCAAGATAAGCATTCTCGTTAAATGGGTCTTGCCGTTCTGCCGGGCAACCAGCAGCAGGTTAGTTTTGCGTATCCAGTTGCCCTTCTTATCCACGCGGAGCATGTCCTTAAGGCAGAACTCTTGCCAAGGCAATAAAGGCAGTTGGATTAGGTTGGCTAACTCAATTACATCGTCAACCTTAGAAGCGCCTTTGAGGTAAGGGCTGTGAAGCCTTGGTTCGGTTGCCCCTCGTAGCGCTTGTTTCCTTTTGGCTGGCATCAGGACTGTTCTGGATCGGGTCGGCTAGTGAACGGACTGTCTTGGTGAATTTTGGACTGCATCGGAGAGAGACTGGCCGAAAAGACAGGGGGGGGTGGCCTGCTGTGCTAAAAAAACGCCTTCTGAGCGTGATCCTTTCATGCTATTACACTTGGCACAGCACGAGACTAGGTTCTCATAACTTAACGGATCACCCCCAGCTTTGATGCTGATCACATGATCGACTGTAGTTGCAGGCATTTGACAATAGAAGCAAGTCCACTGATCCCTTGCAAGGATCTCAAGCCTGCGCTTCTTATAGGCTTTCGTACCTCTTGGGTCTCCTCGTTTGGTACTCACTGCCATCCTTTAGTCTTAAGATGATGTAATGCCTTGCAATAGTCAGGCTCATCATACTGTGTTGTTGAATAGCGATGACTGACATAGTGCCAATACATCCAGAACTGTTTGATAGGTGTTGAGTTCTTTAAGCTCTCTGTCTTCATTTGATATAGACCATAGACACGCTTAGTCCCATTGAGGTTACCTACTGCTTTATAGTCCCATCGAGACTCTCTATAAATGATCTCGTTATGGCATTTATATTGTTTATCTGTGAGCTGGTAATTAGCTAATTCTTTTAGATTCTTATATCGCAGGTTATTCGCCTCTGCATCTAGGGGCGTAGCCATAGATAGAGATATCCCAATAGCGAGTGCTACCACGCGAGCTAGCCCTATCGGGCTCGCGTTGAGCCCCTGATGGGCTCTAGCGCTGAGAGTACCAGAGCCACCTAGCACATTTGTAAAAGTCCTGTTCAGAGCGGCGTGTCGCATCATCGATTGTCCGTACTGTAGAACCCTGATCCCTTGAATGAGACGCCAACAGAGCTGTAAACCTTGTGCATAGATGATCCACAAAAGCTGCATTCAAGATCATGCGGCTCGTTGACACTCATCCATTTCTCGATTCTGGCATTACTTTCGCAATGTTCGTTATCGCATTCAAACTCATAAGTTGGCATCTGGATCGACCTCACATGTTCTGCATGTCTCGGTGAACGCCCATGCGCCACACATCTTGCATCTCATAGGCTCTAGTTTAGCAATATCATCGCTGAAATCCCCGTAACCTGCCTTCAGCAATAGATTGACCAGATCACCAAGTCTCATAAAAGCCAAATAGTCTTGGGGACTACCTTCTCCTTGACCATTAAGACGACAAGTAACGATAGGCAACCCACCAGTTTTAGCTGCCCTCTTTGTGACCTGATCAATCCATGCTTTTGGCTGGAACGCCGATCTAGCTTTAACTTCCATGTCGAACGGGACATGTGTTATATCTTTTCCAGCCCCTCGACCGATATCTGCATGTGGCCACCACTCCGATAGGTAACGGGCGACCACACGCTCGGTCGAAAACCCTCTATATTTACGGCTTTGTGAGGCCATTGACAGCGTGACACTTAGCGCATGACCAGCTCTTATTGGTCAGATTGACCTTGATGTCTTTGTAAGGAATTGAGTCATTACATAAACAGCATCGAGTTGTAAATGTAAACTCCTCAAGGATTGCAATAACTTCCTTGGAGCGATGGATCTCATCTTCTGTAGGAAATGACTCCCATTCCCCATCTTGATTCATAAACTGTAGTTTGCCCATTACACTCTCGCTTTCTGTCGTTGCCATGTGCCGTCTTCTTTGCTGATTTCGTACCAGATAACATCATTAGGCGATTCACATCGACCACCAATCTCACCTGTGATAACTGCCTTGCACTTAAAATGTCCCCATGGCTTGCCAGCCTTAGTAGTGCCTGTTTTCCACATCATGTCCCCATGCTGACAGCGAGGAATATCCTTCTCTGTCTGGCCGCCAATTATCTCTTTCACCGTCGCAACAGCTTCCCCCATTGTGGGCGGCATAGTCGCTGGCTTTATAGTCCATGGATCTTCTTCCTTTACTACTGGAATGTAAGTACCTGATGTCTCGGCCATCTTAGCTTTGACTTCATCGATGACGGCCTTTGCTTCTGTCATCTTTGCAACCTTTGTCATTTCTTCTCGGCTCGGTCTCTTTCCCTTTGTCGCATAGCCAGCCGATGCGAGACTACGCCCAATCGCGCTCGTTTCACAATTTTCGAGAGCAGAAGTAGCATTGACTCCACGCCCCGATATCGTTTCTTCTGCGAGGCCAGAAGTCCAAGGGTATTGATCAGCTTCAGTTCTGTATATGTAAGCCTGTACGATAAAACGTGTAGCACTTGCTTCCACCAACTTCGTATCAATGCGGCCATCTGGGTGATCCTTCCAAAACTTAATGAGTCGTTCTTCTACTGTTTCATAATCTTCGAGATTAAACATATTGCTCGTCCTTTTCTGTGATGAGTTCGCAAGCTAGTGCAAGGTAAGCACATGCGTCGATATAGGAGTCAATGTGATCTGCCGTTTCTTGTAATCTGGCAAGTTTAACTTCGACCATCGCCAGACATGCTTGATGGTCTGAGATTGGTACTTCGAGCATTTGTTGGAGTCGTAATGCGATTCGAGTCTGATTGATACGAGGATGACCATATATTCGTCCTCGGTCTCCAATGATGTCAGTAGCTGATAATAGGACTTCACTTGCTTTCACACTCTCACCCTTTCTTTTGACGCGTAGTAATCACGAACAGCCTTACGCCCTTTTAGATAACCAACGCGAATGCCGACTATACGGCCTAGATGAAAATATAGTGCTGATGAGACAATCATGGCAATTAAATCGCCTAATGATGGATCGAACATGTTGAAGCCTTTCTGTGGATGCCCTTCATCCGTGGCTCTACTGTCTCATGCCCTAAAGGGGAATTTTTAGATATTCAGATAACGAAATGGTAACGATTCTGCGTCATCAATGTGATCATCGATGTCTCTGTCAAGCTCGTTATCTAGGTCGTCCATAGCGCTTGCCTGCGACTACGAATGTGCCGTCCTTCTCGATGTAAATCAGATCAACCTGAATGTTCTTGCCCTCAACGTACATAATAGCAAAAGCCTGTTGCCAATTGGCCGATCCCTTGGTGTATGAGGCCTTGCTAAAGTCCATCAAGTTACCAACCTCGACGCCATGCAGAACACGCCCTATACGGCCCCCAGAGGCCTCTGAGAAGGACGATCTGCCTGCCCTGTGAGTATGTCCTGAGATGACGCTCTTGCCATGCCTACGAGCCGCTTCTAGGGCTGATAGACCCCCTTGAGACTTAATAGGAGTATGGTCGCCATGCACTGCTATCCAGTTAGGCGCGATGTTATAGGGCTTCTTATGGAAGGTTATCCCCAACTCATCGAAGCGCATAAACTTTTCAAATCGAAGCTCTGGCAAGGATAGGAAAGATGGAATTTTCCTCATGATTTGGTTATACAACCGATCCGTATGGTTAGAACGCAGGACTTGGCTTACCTGTAAGTCGTAAAGTACCTGAACAGCCTCGTCGCGATCATCTCCAAGAGTCTGCTCATAAGCTTCTGGAGTCCCTTCTGACCACTTGCTAATAGTATTGAAATCAATCTCATCGCCAATCGTGACGACTTCATGCGGTTTGAACTTAGTGATAAAACTGGCTAGATTTCTGACTGCTACTCGATCGTGAAAGGGAACCTGAAGGTCGCTGACTATCACTATTCTTTGCATGGTCTAATCCTCGTCGTCATCCTCGTAAGGTAGGCGATCCACTCGGTCGGGGATCGATGGCAGAATCCAGTCAGGGTAAGCGTCGCGATCTTGAATAATGCTAAGAGCTACATCGCAGGCAAAACCTGCACGTCTCAAAGCTCTATACATCTCATGCAGGCTTATTGCCCACGCGTCTAGTGCGTTGTAAGTATCGAGATCAATAACTTTCTTTCTTGCCATGGCAAAAATTATCGCTCTAGAAGTATGTTGTAGATCTCATCGACACGCGAGTTAAGTCTCTTAATTTCAGAGAGAAGATGGGTGATCACATAACCTGCAAAGCCACCGATTGCGGCAAGGCTAGCGAAGTAAAGGGTGAAGAAGTCCGACTGACTCATTTCTTCTCAACCGTATCCACGGCAGCCTCGATAGCATCTACGACAATATCTGCGACAGCCTTCTTAGCTCGATAGGACTTAATGGCTGCGCGGATCACAGGGATCGCTATGAGGCCAAGAGTTGCATAAATGATTGCTTCCATTAGTTTCCACCTATCATCGGGATATTGAAGTACGAACTATCTTGATCGCCCTTTGAAGTAAAGCTGACGTGCATATGCTTATCGTGGCGATTGATCCCAGAATAATCTCGCCAAGCCCAACCCTTCTTCGCTGAGGCGATCTTGCCTGAAAAGATAATATACTCAATGCGTTTCTTAGAATCAGACTTTGCAAAGAGTCGAATCTGATCTGCAAGGTCAGGCATGAGGACGGGCTTTTTCTTTCCCATGAGATCTGCGTCAATATCAATCGCTCTGACAACCCCAGTTTTTGGGCAAGGATTGTGATGACTAGGGCGCGATGAATGGCGTAAGTCCCCAACGGAGCCGTCCGAGGTACGGTCTCGGTCAGGATAACTGTCGTCAATTTGTTCTCTTAGTTGGAGAGCTGATTTACTCAGCCACCATTTGGGCTTTGTGCTCATCGTTGCCGCACTCCCATCTTTTTGCCTCGTTAAGTGTCAATTCTTCATGATTACAAAAAGCGGGAGCAATAAAAGCATCATCAATTGGATCGTATGTAAACCCTATGCCAGCGTAGTTATAGCGAATTTTTCCGTTATAGCTTGTCTTGACCCATGTACCGCCGAGATTATCGATGAGCCATTGATACCCTTCGTCGCCTGCTGGATCGTTATTGTCTCCAACAAGGACACGAATCACTTTGTTATTATCGTCTAATTCTGCCCAATGACTCATGCTGCGTACCTCACAACGACAATTCCTGATCCGCCTGACATGCCATAAATATAAGTGCTATAGCCACCACCGCCGCCACCGCCACCTGTGTTAGCCGTGCCGTTGGATCCACTACCTGCAAGATTTGTATTTCCGTTACCACCGCCACCGAGTCCGCCATACGCTTGGTAAAATCCACCACCACCGCCGCCACCTGCAAAGTAATAGTTGCCGCCCGAAAGTTGCCCTGCTCCAGTAGCTGCTCCGATTGCGTTGATAAAAGCGCTAGTGAGTCCTGCTCCACCATTACCGTTAGAAGTCGTTGATCCTGCAAAACCTACCTGAGATGCACCACCACCGCCACCTGAATAGCGGAAAGTTGTGCCGTTAGAATCACCTTGACCACCAGCAAAACCTTGACTTGTAGTAGGGGAACCACCAGCACCGACTGAACTTACGCCTGATCCACCACCGCCACCTGATCCACCTGTAAGACCATCTTTGAGTGTGTTGTCTGATCCGACTCCACCACCGCCACCACCCTTGACCAGAGTCAGTGTCTGTAATTGAGAATCAATACCGTTAGTACCTTTAGCTAGGGATGTAGCACCTGCGCCACCGCCGCCTACCGTGACCGCATAAGTAGTGGGTGATAATGATTGCGAGGTAAAAACAAGCAAGCCACCTGCGCCACCTGCGCCAGCCTCTTGATAACCACCGCCGCCGCCGCCAGCTACAACCAAAACATCACAACTCAAATTAGTGCCTGAAACTCCTAGAGTGCCGTTGCCTGTGAAAACGCGATAATTAAAACCGCCAGAAGTGTATAAGGTTCCACCTGTCACCGTAGGCGCGGCAGGAGTAGTAGGGGCATATAACCCAACGGCATTGTTAAGCATTATCCAATGGCTCCAACGACATACCAAGTGTCTGTGCCAGTCTTAATGCAAGCTGCGCTCTTATATTGTGTGAGGGTAGGTTGTGCTGGTACTGCTCCAGCCGATAGCACTGTAGTAGTGCCAGAAGTAACCGCCTTGATTGTGCAAGTGCCAGTTCCAATGTTTAGAACTGTGATAACTGTACCGATTGGGAAGCCTACTGAGGCATTTGTAGGAATGTTAAAAGCAATGGCGCTGGATTTGTTCATAAGCTCTAAAACCTGATAGGCGTCTGCTATGACCGCCGTGTAGTCGTTAGTATTAGCTGCGCCGACGGTAAAGGCTACTAGGCCGTTATAGTCTGCGGCTGTAAAGATGTCGCCTGTCGCTGCTGGAAAGCCTTCTGCCATGATTTTCTCCTAGTATCCCATTATGGATTGTCCGATTATACCGTAGGTCGATGATCCGATGATGAATCCTTCGACAATAGGTTCGAGTGTTGTAACTGTGCACTTCATGCTGTTAGGGGTAATATCCCACGCCAAGCCCTGAACCTGCAAGGTCTTGACAATTGTCGAGCCGTCTGGCTGGACGTTAGTGATCTCGACGTTATCAAAATAGTCAAGGCCGATCATTGTGTCAGTCGGGACATCTGGATCAAGTAAATCGACAGTCATGGCATCGATGCGAATGGTTGTCTCTCTACGAGTTGCAACATAGATATCTGCAATGTTCTGCACCTGAGCATCCGTCTCGGCAACTAGATTTTCTACGTTCATACCATGAGGAAAATATTTAGCGATCGAGTCCGCATCACTGGCTGAGACAGTAGTGCCACCAACCCGAGTCATAGTTGCATTGTTAATAATGAGTTTATCATCGAAGGCGAACTTAAGGTTTGAGTAAGGGATACCTGTAGTCTGATTGAACTCGATAGGCGCAGCTGCTAGAGATCCGACTACATCGTTTCGATCCTTAAACTCAGCTGTGCCGTCCGTTCTTAAAAAGAACGCCCCCTGCTCAGTAAATTCGGCTACCTGCAAGGCTGAAAGGCTAGAGCGTGTAGTAGCTGGATCAGCTTGGCAGGTCGTGGAGCCAGTATCAATAATTCTCATGTTTGTAGGAAAATCCACTTGATCCAGAATCTTGCCTATACGAGTGCCTGTAGTCTGGCCAGCGCCTGAGTCTGCAATTGTGGAGACGTTAGCCATGGCAAAAAGGCGAAAAGCGTCGGAGCAGATAATATCGACATAACCGATCTCTTGTCCCACGGGATAGGTATAACGATAGTCTTGAACATAGCCTGAAAATAAAAATTGTTGAGTTGTGTCAGTAGTAGCCGCTACACGGATTTTGCGAAGTGGAGTTAATAGCGGAAAATAAATTGAGTTTGGGTTCTGAGGGTTAAAATTAGAATCAGGGTCTAACACGCGAACTGTGCAAGTTCCTGCCTCATAAGTGTCGCGCATAATGTTACGACCTCGGCGAATAGTGATCTGTCTAGTTACATCACTTAGATCAACTACTGGTTCAGGAACTTCTGTCGCTGAAAATGCGCTGATGCCTATAACGCCATATTTAGAATCACCAATAGTAAAATTGTAGCCGAAAGTAGCACCTTGGCTAAAGTCAAAGGAGACCGAGATAGTAGCTGGAAGTGTCATATTGCGAGTGTTCTGAATCTATCTACGCGATTGACATCTACAAAAGACCCTGATAACGATTGATCGGTTTGCTTTTGCGTGATGATTGCTACTACGTCTTCTCCTGCAATTTCTACTTTAACATCAACTTTAGGCGCTTGAGGTTGGGCTGGCAATTGTGGGCCCATTGATCCACCTTGCGTGAATAGGTCGGGCGTTACATAACTAGGGGGCGTAAAGTTAGGGACTGGAGTACCTAACTTGTTGCCACCAAAATCCAAGGCAGGGACTTTCCACTCGGAAAAAGGATTAGGCGCTTTAGGAGTCGCCAGCAAAGCAAGGCGAAGTTCATTGTTGCGCTTGATTGCGGTATCTAATTGATCAGATAATTGAGTGGCTAGAGTTGCATTGCCGTCAAGAATGGCTTTTTGTAATTGTAGAGCTAGGCGGTCTGTCTCGCTTATCTTGCCCTTTAGCGCCGCCTCGATGCCAATAGCATCTAGATTCAGGGTCTTTGAAGCCTTTTGCAAAGCTAGCGATTTCTTTTGTGTATCAAGAGTCTTCTTTTGAAGTGCTGCCAGTTCCCTAGCGCGCTTGGCCGCTGCCGCTTCTGCTGCTTTGCGTGCTGAGAGCTGGGCAGAAGTCTCATAAATCCCAATAGGCTGAGAACCTTGATAGCCCATAGTAGGTGCATTACGTCTAAACTTGGCTGCCTTCTCGGCTGCCTCAATCGCTGCTAGCGCATTCTTTTCATAATCATCAAACGGGTTAAAACTAGCCAAAATGGCACGATCGCTAGTCAGAACATATAACTTCTGGAATCCAAATACTACTGCTGAGACTGTATCTGCAATTTTTGTAGCTAGTGTGTCAATTTGATTAACAAATTTTGTTGTGTCACCTGCTGCAAATACAGAGACCAAAGACTCAACTAATGCTCCGCCGATTTTCTCGCTTGCCTCGCCTGCGGCGGTCGTAATAAGTTGCAACTTGCCAGCGTAAGTGGTCAAGTATTCAGCATTAGCGCCAGAGAATTGCTTGTTTAGTCGCTCTTGAACATCTGAAAACTTCATGGTCTTAAGTTCGGCTTGAGAAAGTCCTAGTGAATACTTGCGTAGCCCACGAGTCTGTCCTACATACGCGGCACTTAAATCGCTTACGACTGTTTCATAATCAACCCCAGAACCTGCGGCGATGTCTGTGGCCTGAGTAAGTAACTCCTGAGCCTTAGTAACTGACCCAGTAGTCTGCAATAGACGTTGCATCGCTGGTCGTAATTGATCATCTGTTACCCCAGACATGGCAGAGAGGTCAGAAATATATCGCTCAATGCGTGGTGATTCAAATTGTAATCCAAGATTCTTAACTGCAAGAGCTAAACGACTGGCCGCCTTTTCATCGGCTATGAATGCGGCTGAGGCTTTTTTACCAAAATTAACAAAAGCGGCAGTAGATAAACCAATGCCTGCCGCGCCTGCCAGTTTCTTTACAGATGACTGTAATTTCTGAACGGCATTCTCGGCTTCTCTAAATTGTTTTTTGCCAACGAACTCGGCTGCAATCTGGACTAATAGACTCATCTTGTTTTCCCATAAAAATTATCTTGCGCTTTTTGTAAAGCCTTTTGTACGGCTGCGGTAGCTTTGCCCTGATCCTCAGCAAAGGCGCGGAACATGGCACGACCAGTGAATTTCATTGAACTGCGACCAATTCTTTGTTGATAATCAGAACTTTTTAATTGACCAGTTTTAGAGAGTTCTTCGATAAATTTTTGACCAGCCTCAGGGTTTTTGGATTTACCTTGATGACCCAAAGTTTTACGACCAGCAGTTTCATAGATAGCGCCGCCAGCGTTTTTATTAACAATGGAAGCAATTGATCGCCATCCTTTACGATTGGTTTTAGATGGTGAGGCTTTCCAAACAATTCCACGACGGGCGGTGGCTTGATCATAAAATCTAGTTGCCCATCTACCACCTGCGTTTTCACGCTTGAGCCATCCACTAGGGACATCATCATTGGCTGGAAGGTAGCCTCTAGCCGCGACAACTATTGGTTTCAAAGCCGCGACAATTTCTTTTTGCGTCGCTTTAGCAAGTTCTGGTTCAAATTCCCGCAATGCCTTGCGAAGTTTAATTACGCCGCTTACTTCTGTAGGCATCCTGTTGCTCCTTCGCTCGGTCTTTCAACGCTTTCAGAATCATCTGGAGCATTGATGGATCTAAATCAATCAAGTATTGTGGTGGGATAGCCGTCTCAATGCTCAAACGAGCGATGAGATAGTGGATGCTATCCCTACCGATTAAGCCAAAGGGTCAGACTCAGCAACCTCGACACTCTTTAGGTTATCGAGAAAGTCTGGCCCAAATGGCTTGACTGTGACTCCACTTAGTCGAAGGCCTTCCCATGCTAGCCAATAGACCGAGGTCTGCATTTCATCATCGCGAAACGATTTGTGAAATCCCTTTTTGCTATACAACTCGAATGAATATTCAAGACGTGGCGTGATTTCAATTTCATGCACCGTATTGTCAATCATCTTTACTATTAACTTTGCCATGCTGTGCCCCTTTGTTTATTGTTTTAGAATGTGCCTGTTGTAGCAACTACAGTAGTGCCTGAGACGTTAAATGTCAGGCTCTGCACTGCGAGATCAGCGACTGCGCCGTTGATGTCTGTTGTGCCGTTGATAAGGCAGGTCATTGTGTAGAGAGGGTTGGTCGCAGATACTGCGGTTCCCTTTTCCTGTAGTAGAACAACTGTGACGTTTGTTCCCCACGCAGCTTGCAAAGTCTGTAGGACGTTTGCTGTAGCTGTGTCGTTAAGGAAGTCGATTGTAACTGATGATGCCTCGAGGCCTTTAACGAACTTGTGTCCGCCATCGCCCATCGCTGTTACTTCAAGCTCATCAAAAGTGCGGTTAAGTGTTACTGCGGTAACGTGGTCTGAAAGATCGACTGTGTTAATCTTCACGCCGACCTTGTTATTTAGAAATACAGCCATGAGATTATTCCTCGTCTTTCTTAGTAGTTACTGGCTTAGGTGTTGATGGTGCTACCTGCCCGATCTTGATCAGGAAGGCTTCTTGCTCTTTTTCCCACTCGGACAT